AAGTCTTCCATCAACATACCAGTTTCTAAAAATTTCATGGGACTTTTTATCAAAGTCCATCATTTCTTTAATAGTTCTAAATTCTTCTCTAATTCTTTTTTTTAAATTATCACTAGCATTTACATTTGTTAGTTCAATTTCAACAGGAGAATCATAAAGATCACTGACAATCGCTTCATTGACAATATCTTCAATTGCAGAGTCACACTCCGGATGAAGTGCCATTTCTCTATAACGGCGCATTAAATCAAATTCAGTTCTATAGACACCTTCAATGTCTACATACTGACCATAAAAACCAGACTGAACAAAATAATCAACCCCGTCCTCGTTAGTTTTGGGGACGGGGGATACTACTGAATCCGGTTTTTTGGAAGCATCATCAATAGAAAATCCAAAAAGCTTTGCCATTTTATAAATTTAAAACCGTCTTATCTATTTATTAGTTGATGTTATCGCCCCCTGCGCCAGGAGCGGTTCCTCTCTCTGCTTCCCACCACTGGACTTGAAGTTCTACAGTGAACTCTTCAAGTGTGTCAGTCGTGTCATATGAAAGGTCAATCTGTGAAATATTAGTTGGGAACACATCATGGAATTTGTATGTTCTTAACTTTTCACCATCACGATCTAGTTGATGAACACGAGCATCTTGGTAATAATCTGAAGGTGTTGTTAAACCCTGAGCAGTTTCAACGTTATTGATTGCATTCATCCAATTTTCAAAAGCATGACGAATAGCAAAATCAGTATCGTTGATGATTGTGATTGTCCAAGTATCAAATGTTCTGTCTCCAGCAATTTTGAGGATTCTTCCTCTAAATGCTACATCAATTGGAGTAACATTTGATGCTGGAAGTGCTGCTGACTTTACAAGAAAATTTGCCAGATCATTATTTGCTCCCGTTAAACCACCAACTGCTGTTGGGAAGGCTAATTCAACCTCAAAGAGATTCGGTCTGGCACCGCCACCTTTTAGTCTAGCTTTAAAGTCTGAAATTGTTCTTAATGCCATTGTTAGATTCCTCTAATTGAATTAAACGGTTCCGATAATTTCTTCAAACGAAACACCAGATCTGGTGGCGACGAAGGTCAATCCAATAAAGTTAATAGATCTAGCGGGTTTAACGAAGATGTCAGCAACGAATTCATTATTATCTATGATTGCTGCTGTGTTGTTTGTTTCATCACAAATGACTCTAAAGTCTTGAATTCCTCTCTTCGCCTGAACATCACGAAGGAAAGGTTCAACAATATTTACGAAGTTTGATCTTGTGGTCTCATCGTTGAATTCAAACAGTTGATCTTTAGCAGCGGCAGAAATTGCGTTCTCCAGATAGATGAACAATCTGCGAACATTGATTCTGTCAAATGCCGATGCCTTGGCAAGACCAGTCTTATCTCCAAAGAGAACGATTCCAGAACCAGGGGTAAAGATTACTGAGTTGATTCTGTTTGAATAGAGTCGGTCTCTTTGAGTCTTGCTTGGGTTATAAGCAAGTTTGACGGCATTGAGGACAGCACCTCTGGTTGTTCCTGCTGGTGAGAACCATGGGAAGTTGTTAATATCATTTCTGGCGCATAGTCCAGCAATATCACCATTTAGTGGTACATATCTGAATGTATCAGCAAACTTATCATACATGTACTTGTAACCACTATCAAAAATCGCATAAGATGAAGATGTAACTGGTGCGTAGAAGCTGATTACGTTATTTGTAATATCAGCAGCGGAGTTAACAGTTACTGATCCAACAGTGGAATCATTTAGGAAGGCAAGTCTGTAAGGTGAAATGAATGCTACTGCATCCTTTCTTTCCTCAGCAATCGAAATTAGTTTGTTTGCTAAAGCCTGAGCACTTTCTTTTGCGTAATTTGCCGATCCCATCAGAAGGAAATCAACTTCATACTCTTCACTATTGGCAAAGAGATCATATCCAGTTGATAGATTACCAATTGTTGAAGTTAATGAACCACTTACAGTAATATCAGTTCCACCATTATAGTTCTTACCGCCTGCCAGAGTCAGAGTATTTGCTCCAGTTGCTCCGAAGAGAACTGAATCCGTGTCCTGATCCCAACCACTGTCTGTAGTAAGAGTAAATCCTGAAGTAAATCCAGTTGTTACAATACCTGTTGGTTGTGAACCACCAAAGATGTATTGTGAGTTTGAAGCAAGATACTTTCTCCAGTAAGATGGTGATCCTACAGAGAACTCGGCATCTTTTGCTTTTGAAAGATTTAGATGCTTCTCAAGGATTGTTCCAGCGTTTCCACTGACAGTTCCTTTGTCATCAATTACAACAACGTGAACTTCATCAAATCTTGCGTTTCTTGCTGCTGCGAATGATGAAGTTGATGGTCTATCGGCAATTGTATTCCAAGCAATTGTCGTATTGTTTGACAGAGAAATGGTTTGTTGGTCAAACCAATCTTGCTGTGCTGTATAAGTTGTTGTTCCAGCGGCAACTGACTGACCGTTGGTGTGAATCGCAACACTACCTGAAGAGGAGAATGCGTAAACACCAGATGGTTGATAATCTACAGCAGTTTCGGTTCCTGCTGCTGATACGTGGGAAAGAACCTTAACGTAAGCGTTAGTACCACTGATTTGAGTAATAACACCCTTTAAATAACCGTCAAGAGTTGAGGTTGTACCTGCTCCAGGAAGAGTTGAGGTGATTGCCTGAGTTACACCGTAACCGACTTGAATATTTGGTAGACCTGCGCTGGTTGATACTCCAGCAAGAATTTGGTCTGCCTTGGCATCAATTAAAGCAACCTTTACACCGTTTGCCCAAGAACCAGGGTCTCTTGCTACGACAGTTACATCAGTAATTGTATTTTCGTCGTACCCAAGATTGTTGTAATCATCTAGACTCTTGATCTTGATGCTAGATGCTGCTCCAGCAAATCCGTTCTTAAGGTCTGAATCATCAGATCTTACAACTCTTAATGATCCGCCATAGGCAAGATACGAAGAAGCTACCATCCAATGCTCATAATGCTTGTCTGTTGGATAAGGCTCTCCAAAATTTTGAAGTAAGTCTGCCTCATTCTCTACTAAAATAGGTACGTCTACAGGACCTTTTGCGAAAGGTGCTACGATTGCCCCAACAGCATCGGAAGTTGGGTCAATTCTACCGACTGTTAAATCAACCTCTCTTACTACAATTCCAGGAGATGCTAAATTTAGCGGCATCTTAATTCTCCGTCTAGTTCAGAATTATTCTAGAAATATTTATTAAAAAGGTTATTTTAAATGGGGAAACGATGCGTGAACAACTTACCAGTCAGGATATTCCCATTCGAGAAAGGGTTTTCCTTCTTTTATATTTTTTCTTCTACCTAAGATCCTTATCTTTGTACAATCTTTACACTCATAAGAATATGCTGATGGAAAAACTCCTCTACCTTTACGAGTTAGATAAAAATCAGTAATTAAATTTTTAACCTTACCACATACCCTACATTTTCTATCAAAAAATAATATATGTTCTAATTCTAGTTGGTCATCAAAATCCATTAAAGATAATCCCACATATATGAGCGATCACCATATTCATCTAAATGCCATCTATCACCATCAGTATCAACAAAACTTTCTCCGTCTTCTAAACCAGTTTGAATAAATCCGAATGGTGACATATCTTGTTCAATCTGATTTTTCTGTTCTTCATAGATTCTTTTACGAACATCATTGTCCGTCATTTCTTTAAAGTAGTCTTGAGCAACCAACCAAGAGAAAATTACTAGACACATTGCCAGGTCATCATTACATCCCTCTTCTGCTTCAAAAGAATTATGTCTTTGAGCAAATGTTGTCAGTTCTGAAATAATGTCATAGTCAACTGTAAGTAACTTATCATCTTCTAGTAACGTTTTTAAATTAGAGCATCCCAACTTTTTGACAGCAGCAGTCATCCTCACTCCAAGTTGAGATTTTTTACCACTGAAACCAGAACCTACAATTTGACCAGCACGACCACGCATCGCACACATCAAAACATTATCATATTCAAGATCAAAGTGAAGAATGCTTGCGACTTGATCTCCAATATCATTGACTTCTATCAATAACCAAGCATCATTATAACCTTTTGCTACCTCATGAATTACACTCGGAAATAGCATTGGTTTGATTTCATTATTTCTATATTTGGCAACAACTTTATATGGGAACTCTGTAATATCAAAAACAATAAATGCTGAATAGTCGTTTCCAAGTCCCCGAGCAACGTCAACCGTGATCAAGTAATTATTTTCTTCCTTTGGTTGTTGATATATGTCTAGACCAGCGTTTCGTTTTATTGGATCTTCATAAACAAGATTTCTTAGTTTAGATGGGTTGATAAGAGTATTGACAGATCCTAAAAACTCACACTCAAACTCAACTTTGAATTGCTGTTCAGATGTGTTTGCGATTGTCTGTTGTTTCCAGTATTCATCTCTGCCTGGAACTTCAGACCAATGAACGTCTGTAGGTACATATTCATTCTTACCACGTTCAGCATCGTGCCACATACGGTAGAAGTGGTTCATACCGCGTGGGGTGGAAACAATGATTACCTTCGTGCTTT